GATACGCGGCTCCATGCGCCGTCTTTATACACCGCCATTTTATTTGCTTGCGCAGTCGGCGGGGACTGGTCAGTCGCATGGGCGGGGATTAAAAACACACCGGGTTCAAGCGGAGACTCGTCCGCCGTAGATTCGCCAATCAATTCGCCGGTTATAGGATGATAGTGATAAGTTTTCATATGGCAACCCCCTAATATTTAATACACGCTAATAGAGCAACGTTTCTCGGTCTTGTTTCAGCAGCCGTTCTTGGAGTTCCACTAGTCCCGTAAGCCAACGGTCCCCGCATTCTGTCTGCCGGCAAGCTTGCTTCGGGAGTTTGAATACTTCCCAACATATAATCACCGGACCCAGACCAAGTAACAGTTCTGCCATACAACTGGTGAATGTGTCCTTGAAACGCGTCTGTTTGAGATGACGCAAACGTTCTTGCGCTATCTATTCCTCGAGCGTCGTCCCATCCTCTAACGAATTCTCCGCGTATGTCGGGAAGAGCAAAAGTTGTCCCGGTATCTTCGCCTTCCCAAACATTGAAATCGCCGACGTTCAAGTACCCGTTTTGCCCAAAACCCGTCACTCTTAATCTGATATACCTTGCAGTTATTCCACTGCTTCCGGCGGAACACGTTACGTTTGATGCGTTGTTAGTGATTGCAAACTGATAATTAGAACCAAAAGAATACCAGTTAGAATTATCAACAGAGTATTCAAGCGTCAATGTCACTGTATCCGCGACGCTCCAAAATATATTAGCTGAATATACTTTAGAGAGCAGTTTGGCTGTTCCTAAATCATATTGAATAGCTGTAAAGCTTGACCCAGTCGACGTATTCGCAACCCAGTAAGTCGCCGGATTGTTGTCATTGATGTTTGCAGCTCCGCTGTATGTTCCCCACGGGAAAGTTATTGTCGGAGCAGTAATTCTTGACTTGTCTGTAACCGATGCCCCACCAAACGTAGTTCCTATAACAGCAAACAGCGCAGAATAAGTAACTCTCGAAATCAAGGACCCGTTCGCTTTCAAGTATCCGGAAGGGGCGCTGTTTGCAGCAAACCATTTAACCATCCCGGCATTTTCACCGACTATTCCTCCCACTGCATCATCTACATACTTCTTTGTAGAAGCCTGTAAATCTGCAGCAGGCGCGCCAGGAAGAGTCACCGTCCCTGTAAATGACGGGTTGTTGATTGGGGCCTTCAACCCCAAAGCTGTTGTAATTGTTGCTGCATAATTCGCATCGTCTCCGAGCGCTGCGGCAAGTTCGTTCAGAGTATCCAACGCTGCGGGTGCTCCATCAATTAACGCAGCGATTGCTTGGTCAACATACGTTTTTAAAGCGTAAGCGGCTCCTAAACCAGCCGGGGTCACAGCCTTATCAGGGTCCGTCCCCGTTGCTGCTTCTGCCAACGTTGCGAGCTGAATAATCCCTCTTGCTGAAAAGGATGCGTCAACGATTCCAACTTGTGACGCCGTTGTATTATGTGGATTCGACGTGCTTGATAAATGGGAATCGATCTGCGCATGGGTATTCGTACCTTTATTCGCCAAATCAACGTGGTCGATTTGTCCGCCGTCTCCATCGTGATGCGCATGGGTGTTTCCGCCCGTAACCCCCGCATCTGCAAGCGCTAAATCGGTTGTATCAACAAAAGCAGCTGTACCTAGATTATCAGCTTGAATTTCTTGGACATAAGCTTTGCGCCATTTTTTTGCGGCTGTTCCTAAATCGTTTCCGCCGTCAACCTGAGGGACTAAAGCTTTTCCAGCCATTCTTACTCCCTCCTTTTAATACTTAATGCAGGTGAGCAAAGCGATGTTATGAGGACGCGTTTCTGTGCCCCCCGAGTAGGCGGTGTAATCATACGGTCCTTCTTGAATGTATGTGCCATATGTTGACCCGGAAGCTCTTACCATGATTTGTCCCGTTAATTGATGGCGGTGTGTTTTGTAATCATCAAGCTGCAGACTTCCAAGTACCCTTGCAGTGTCAAGACCTCGCCCATTATCAAAGCCGCGTAAAAATTCGCCTCTCAAATCAGGAAGTCTAAAAGTTGTACTTGTGTCCCCCGTCGAAAAAGCACCTTGCATTCCGCCAGTCCACTGCGCATCTGTCACAAGCAGGCCACTATTCTGTGCGAAGGCCCATAAACGACTGTAAGCAGTTCGGCTGATTAAGGCCCCATTTGCTTCTACATACCCGGCGCGCACGGCGCTTCTATGTTCGAAGGAGGTTCTCCCCACAGGCGTAGAATCGCGCACATCATCAACAATCCACGTTACACCATTATCAACGACGAGCGTTCCCACTCCTGTCCACGCTGGTTCTACTGTCCCTGTAGTCCCCGGGATGACGCATTCCATGCGCTTGAAACTGTTGGCAATGGATGATGCGTAACATACTTCCCCAACGGCATAATCTTCACCGGCTTTCCAGTTTTGATTTGCAGCCGTAGTAATCAACGCTTCAATTTCTGACAGCAGTGGAATCTGCCCAAACACGGCAACCAAATCAGCAAAAACCGTATCGACGACAGTCAGTCCCCGATCGGCGAGAGACTGTGCAAACGCCGCGTTAAAAATAGACGTCTGATAGTACAGCTTATTGTGGATATCCCCCGGAGCAATCCCCGGCCTGACGCCGTCTTTTCGATAATCCGACACCAAATAGCTGACGTCATCCATGATATTGACCTTGTTGGCATCAAAGATTTGAAAATTTGTACTTCCTGGCAAGTCTGTCCCCTCCTCTTATGTGTAGTCCCAAGACCCTTCGTTGTACCCGGCCACCACGGCATCGTACTGGTCATAGCCAAAAAACGGCGGCGCAGGCAGTGGAAGAATCCAATAACCAATGTCGTACCCGTCCACATATTCGTTGGACATGTCATAACCGAATGCCGGTTTATAGTTTGAATAAAGAACATTATCCAGGCGAACCGTCTGCGGTTTTGGCACGATATATCCGTTGGCCACCAAGTCGCGAACCATGAGCGGCACACTGCCGAAAATGGTCACGTCCATCGTCATGTTCTGGTTGTCCCGAATCAAAATTGCGCCACCCGGGAATAGCGACTGCCAAATCGGCTGCAGGCTGTCTATTTTCCCGTTCCATAGGTTCTTGGCAATCTTGGCTTTGAGCAATATCCGGTAATAAGTGTCATTGAGCAGTGAGCTGCTGGCGTCCGTCGGTATAAAATTGACCTGCCGACTGGCGCCAACAATCGAGCCCAGCACATCAAGCTGATTCCCTTCGGCGTTATCCAGTTCAAACGCAATATCCATGAAAGTCGCCAGTTCCTGCGGGTAAGGTATTCGTTTCAGTGATGCGTCAAGCCACGCCATAAATTTGGGTTTATTTCGATACAGTGATGTGATCAGGTCCAAATAGTATTCCCGGATATCCACCACTTCGCGCGGGATAATGTTCCCGTCACCGTCCAGTTGATAAAACGGATGCGAGTGCGGCGTTTCCGCCGGCATGATGTCGCCGTTGTCATCTTCGGCAAAAAAATTACCGCCAGAGATTTCGCTGGACGGTTTCAGGTTTGATCCTAAATCATAGGCCCATAAATTTGCTTGTACGGGATCTGCCATTTTATCACCCCTATGCAGTTACTACCGCGACATTGGCAATATCCCCCTGAGCGGCTTCATTAAACGCCAGGACAATATCTGTCGTTCCCTGGCTGCCGACAAGAATTCCCGCTTCGATACCGGTAATCGAGAAAGCTGGATTGCGCAGGTCGGGCATGACATTACAAAGCACCGCGCCCCACAATGCCGATATCGTTACATCATCGCCTATCTTGAGGCTGTTCAGATAATCTGCGATCGCCTGCTTGATCTGTGCAGTCATCGCCGGGCTCCAGCTTGCCAACGTTGTCAGCGTGACAGTCGCAAAAATCGGCACGTAGGTCGGCCGATAGAAGCGGATATAATTCGGCTGCCCATACAAATCATTGATAACGACAACCGTTGTGCCGTTGATGTATCCGCCGATTCCTTTATGTTCATAAATCTGTTGGGCAATATCGGCGTCGGTTCCGCCTTCGACTACAGGCGTGATCGAGTGCGGTGGGAATCCGTCCGGAACACTGACTTCGCTGGTGTCATTTTCATACACAATCGCCCGGGTTACGTTGGCCACCGTTAAGATGGCGGCAGTGGTTCCCTCCAAAAGTGTCTGCGATGGCAGTGCGACACTGAGCGTTTGTCTTGCCCGGAGCTCGGCATCCGTTTCGACAGGATTGCCGGGAACTGCAGCGGCTTCATTTGTGACGGATATCCACCCTTTAGTCGGTGTATTGATTTCGTTAATGATGCCGATCAGCGCGCCGATCGCGCCGATAGTCTGACATACCGCTGATACTGTGATATGGCCCGCAATGGGAATTGTGACTGCTGCCGGCAAATCCCATAAGTATCCGGCCTGGTCGCGGACCACTCCGCCGGTGATCAGCGTCCCGGAATCTCCGGTCACTTTTACCTGACAGGTTGAATACGATGCGGCTGCCCGCGAAATTCCGTTCAACCGGACAACTCCGTCGAGTCCGGACCCGATTGCCGATGCCGGACCACGGTTATTATACGCCAGTTCCAGTGCCGACAAAGCATCATGTATTTTCAGCGCAATCACCGCAATGTATTGATAGTCTGCAGAATCATTGTCTAGGTAGATGTCTGTGCCAAAGATACTGCGGGCATCTTCGACCAGGGCATCTCGGATATCCGCATAGGTCGGAATATGCAATCCGCTATCGTCAATATAGGGGACAAAATAAGCCACTAAATACTCACCTCCGTTAAAGCCACCTGCCCGAACGCGGTTTCGACAGTGCATGAAAACGTATAGACCCGCGTGTCATTGTTGAATTCTGAAACAAAATCAATCATGGCCAAAACGTTGGGCGTTTCTATGATACGTTTCCTGATCAGGATGTCGGCCGCATTTTGCGTATTTCGGTACCCAAGGATGCGCTGCATGAGCGGCAGCCCATCTTCAAGGTCTTCCCACCATTCGCCCTGCAATAAATACAGCCTGGTATAAATGGCCTGTGCCACAGCGTCGACTCCGCTTAAAAAGTCTTGTTGGTTTTGGCCAAGCATGTAATCTTTGGTTGTGGGGTCCAGTTTTCTGTATCTCATACAACCCCTCCAGTATTGCCGCCGCCGGGGACAACGCCTGAATGCGTGTGCTTCATAAATACTCTGGAATCAATAACTACATCACCGGAACCAATATTAACAGTTCCGGCAGTCATAATGTTAATCGTTTCGCCGATGATTTCCATCTTGGCATTCCCCGCATCATTGCGGACCTGTATCCCGTCCGTCGGATAATTCGGTATCACCCGGGGCTGACTCCAGCAACCCAAAATCGCAAATCCATCTGACAGATCGTGCCGGCGTTTTTCAACCTGATTCTGCACCCCGCCGGATTGCCACCAGGCATCCATGCACATGTCTCCGAAAACTACCAGGCATTCGTCGCCTTTTTTGACCGACGGGAAAACTCCGTATCCTCCAGCCCTGGGCACCACAATCGGCACATCCAGCAGTGGCGGTATTTCTTCCCATCGTTTGTCGCCATTTATGACATTCAGGATTCGTTCTTTTATAGCGACTTTTACAACAACAGTCTGCTTTGTGCGATCAAATGATTCGACAATCCCAGGCACGCATACACGTAAACCAAACCCGAAACTATCCATCATTTTTCGCATCATTTCCGTAAAATCACCTATGCGTTCAGGGATTGCATACATTTAAACAGCCCCTTATTTATAAATCATGGCCCTAATGGGGTTTGTTGTTGGTTTTCCAGCAACAACGGGATCATGCCTGCGCCGAGTGTGGAAACACCTGTTACCGTCGTATACCATTCATCCCCTCTTGTATCTCCTGTATGAATAACTTTTATGACTTGATATAAGCCATCAGCATCAAGCGGCGTTATCAATTGTCCCCGCTGCGCCTTCATTAACCGAATCGACGAATTGTCGATTTTTACAATTGTTTCTAGCTTAATTTTGGGGTTAAGCAAGCATTTGATTTCAACGCCGTTGTTTACTTGTTGCGGATACCCTATTAAACCGGTTTTTGGTGTCAAAACGACTTCAGACCCGCTTGGAATATCGCTTGATCTTATCAAATAAACCTGATTATCTTCGATATAGAAATTAGCATTGTTTTCATAAGCTATGGTTCGCAGATAGTCTTTAGGCTTGCCAAAAATTACTTTTCCTCGAGGTAATGCCTGTGTGCTTAAATTTTCTGTCACACGAGCTACTTGGACCGGATAGTTTGCTTGTCCAGCTACAGCGTCAATAATTTGTCGAGGAGTTGAATTGGCCGCTTTTGATACCGTGACAAATCCTTGGTTTATGAAATCTTGCCCGTCTTCGGCGACAAAGTTCAATTGGTAATCAACATTGTTTTCCTGCAGCCGAAAAATTTGCAGCAATAACCCGTCGAATATTTTCCCATACTGGATCGGCTCGTTCACGATTTGACCGGATTGATTTGGTGTAGCTTGCTGAATGACGCCTTCATATCCGGCTTCAATCGTTACGTGGGCGCCTTCTTTTAGAATGTCAGACTCGGTTTGTGCATTCAGATTATAGATTTGCACATCCGCCATGTTTGCAAGCGAAAGAGCGGTTTTTTCGATGCGAAACGTACATCTCAAATTAGATACGTCCCACGCTTTACCGCCCCCCTTCGGCTCAATTCGCACCTTGTATTTTCTTCCCCACAGGGTTTTACTCATCGTGTATCACCCCACGACAAAAGCCAGTCTGTTCCTAATGACGTTTCTCCGGGATGTTCTTCCGATGTTGCTCCGGCTTTTATGATGGCTGCGGACCCGATTTCGAGATACTGATATTGGTGTAGCAGATTTCCACCAGGGGCATCAGAAGGAACCAGAGGAATAGAAGCCAGTAGCGGCAAATCCGTTTCTGGATCAGATATATCCATCAACCAATACCCGGCTAAAGAATTAAACCGTAGAAAAAATGCCAATGTGATGTTTTTGCCATCAATCGGCAATGTGCAGCGAAATGTTTGATTGGGGCTTGAAGTTGTCGGCACGATGACATATGCCATTATTTTACCCCCAATCCTTTTTCAATTTGTCGAGCAACTATTGGCGGTGGTTTAATCGGAACCGGGTTCCCGCCCGTTGTCGATCCTGTCGTTTGAGGACGAGACGACACCTTTACCACAGGAACATCTACCATGATAATCTGCCGCAGCATAAGCGTGGCCCGCATGCCGGTCGATGTTTTCACATCATCCGGCACGCTTATTTCTTCAATGAGCATGTTGGTATAGGCTTTGAACCGGGTATAAACATCGAGCGGCGTTCTGCTTTCCTGCATTTTGCGCAGTTCATCGAAAGCTGACTGACTTTTGTTTCCTGCAGATACGAACTGCCCCAGGATCGGCGATGGGTTTGCATCGCTCATGCCAATGTCCATAGTTACGCTCAGCGGCTCCATATAAGCATGATCGGAAATGTTTGCCCCGCCTTGCACCGGATGAGACGTGATGCGCAATTTTGATGTGTGCTGCGTCTTAAATACGGCATCAAAAAAATAACCGCCCACATTGGTTTTGACATAAACCAAGTCAAATATTTTCCCCGATAAAACCCGATTCACGATGGCCGGCAGTCCGGCAGTTAATCGCCCCACTTGTCCCAGTCCCGGAACAGGAAGATCGGCTGTCGGCAAAATTCCCGCCATTATGCATTCACCCCCTGAAGATCTCGCATTTGGCGCGTAATCGTGATATTGTTGGCACGCCCTTGAAACTGTTCAAGTTTTGCAACAATCGTATTAGCAATCCCGTCAGCATCAGAACCTGCAGGAAGGCTTACTACAAGATGGTTTGTTATTTGTACGCCGTTGTTTATCGAGCCAGTCGGTGCAAATGCTGAATTCGTCCCTGCACCGCCTGCTGCCGTAGCTGACCGACCTGACTTTCTAAGGGCTATTAATTCCGCTGTTGATTTTCCTTTTGTTTCGATAGGTTCAACATGCCACGGCTCATAGTCCATTGGTCGCCATAATCCATATCGCGCCAGTTCTTCATCAGTCATACTTTCAGCCCATTTTGCATCAATGGCATAACCAGCCTCATGTCGACTTGTCCCGGGTGCTGCAACCCATTTCCCTGATTTGTCAGATCGTTCCCATAACGCCGCTTGTTCCGCATAAGTTCGAAAACCGTCGTCGATGTTGAGTGTTCTGCCTTGCGCTTTTGCCAATCGATTCAGCTTTGACAAAAAACCTTCATCAAGTCCGTTTTTTTCACCAGTTAATTGTGAAGTATCTGCCGACATTTCATATGTCGGTTCTCCCCTAAATCCACCAGAACTTGTTGTTCCAAAGGGTTTCCAATTGTTCCATCTTTTTTGCATGTCTTCCAGAAATTTATCAAACTCTTTGAAAATAGCATCCGAATCACCTTTGAAAATTTTAGACCAAAACCAGGCAATGGCTGTTATGACTTTAAGAATATTCGTCAATATTTTCAGCCACGTTTCGAGAAGCCACGTAAAAGCGTTTGTAGTGTCTTCAGTCGTAATCCCCATAAACTCTTTTATTTTCAAAAAAAGCTCAACTAAGGATTCCCGTAATTCGTCAACCTGCTCTTTTAATTTTTTCCATTGTTTTGTGAATTCTTCCAGAGCTTTGGAGTTCTTGATCTTTTCATACATGTCGATCAGCCATTTCCACATCGGGGCCAGTGTTTTTGATGATTCGCGCCCATCAATATACCCAAAGAAATCTTCCAGTAATACCAAAATTGCTCCGATTGTTAACAGCGCAACCCCAAAAGGCCCTGAAATTATTGCCGCACCAAGAACGGCGAATGCTCCTAGTGCAACTTGGACCCCCCTAGGGAATGAATTCCAAATATCTGTCATAACAGCAAAAACATTTTTCATCAATCGAAAGTAGGCCATGCCGACATTCATGATGCTGGCAAGTACACGTGCTATTTTCTCTGTCCATTGCGGCATCGTTTTTGTGATATTGTCATTGAACTCGGACAACCATTTTTTAATATTCCGGATAGGGCCTTCCAAGTATTTGAATAAATAATATCCGACCCATTCCAGAGCATAACTGGCTTCCAGTTTCATACGTTTAAATTCAAATCCGATCGACCGAATATCTCGCATCTGCTGTGCATATTCATCTGGCGGCTGCATGCCCCTTCCTTGCGTGAGCAGCTGATTAAACTGCCCACGCAATTCCGGAATAAAGGCAATATCTTCCATGGATTCCCCCAGGGCGTCCATGGTTGTCTTGAGTTCCTTGGCTGACTGCTTTGAAATCCACATTCGCAGTGCCATTTTCTGATATCCCATATCTGCTTTGGCCAAAGTATCAAGCAACCCAACCGTCGCTGAATTGACGGCAACCAAAGAACCGGTAATAGCCATAGCGGCCATCCCGACACTTCTAGTCATTCCTGTCGTAGCTGTCTCTACAGCCTTTTGAGCCGTGTTTAATGACTGATTCAGTTTTTGGAACGACGCAGAGTCTACCGCGTATCCCAGAGATACCAGATATTCATTGATTATGTTTGCGCTCATTGACCGGCCTCCCTTTCTGCGGCTTCGCGGGCTCTGCGTTCGTTCTCATTCTTAACCATTATCATTTCGTGAATATCCAGAAGATCATCCATTGTATATGTCCCGTCCCAAGTTTCATGTTGCTTCCATAGATTTGCCATGACCGGGGCCATAACAAATTCCGAAACATTTATACATGTGACGGGATCATACCTTGGACCGTTCCGCTGAATTCCGACAGGAAAGACTCGTCGAAAAAACTTGTCACGTTAAATGCCAGACTTTGCACCGTCAACAGCATAATTGTCTTTGCATCGAATTCAAGGGTAACATCTATAAAATTACCCTTACCATCGATAACCGGTGCATCGCCTGCAGGCATGACGTGAAAGCAGACACTCAGACAGTCATTCTGCAGTGCAAAAAACTGCTGCCGGGAAAGGCCGGATTGCCCGGCCGATACCATATCCCCTGCGTCATTGGATGACGGCAGCAAGCTCTTGACTTGATATGCCACGTAACTTGCCAGCCTGGCATCCATCTTTTTAATCTTGAATTTACGGTCGCCAATCGTAACGACCTTTTCCGTTTCCCGTTTTGTTTCCATAATTGTGTTTCCTCCCTCTTTATTACGCCGGCAACTGAGTGATATTAGCCGCCATCAGATTCCAGGTCACTTTTTGGCCACTGGCTTGATAGGGCTTGTCCGGCAATTTCTGCGGCGCGACTGCCTCACACAGAATCGTTTCGCCGATAACATTGTTCCGGATGGTGATGGAATTGTTGGCCCATTCGCTCGATGGGGCATTTAGAATGTAGTTGTACCACAGAAGCAGCAATTTATGGGCAGGGCTGCTCTGCTGGATCTCGATAGCTATCGTGCCATTGTTCCCCAAAATTTTCGAGGTCATGACAGAGCCGTCAGCGGCTACGTCATGGGCTGTTTTGTCTGTAGCCATTGCAGTATTGATCGACCCGACCCCTTCGCCGGTAAGAGTCAGCGGAACAATCCCGGCAAAGTTTAGCGTGGCGACGACGTCGCCGAATGAATACGTTGTGTATTTTGCCATTTCGCTTCTCCTTTCTTACCGGTTCACGTCGACGCGGATCGTGACTTGCTGGATGGCTCCGGCCAATTTGACGGCCACATAAATCGGCGGGGCTTTGCGTGCGTCACGGTCGGCCTGCGCCTGGTCGGCAATCGGTTCCGATTGAACCAGGTATCCTTGCGGCAGCGTATCGCCATAATTAAGGTTCAATATGGTCGGACCCGTCCAGCGACCTGGAGCAATGAATCCGATTTTAACTGCCTGGGCGCACGCTGAATTGATAACCGAAACAATCTGGTTTACTCCGGCTTCGGTTTGAGGAACTTTCGGCACCTGGTTCAGAAGGTCGGCGACATTCAGTTGAATGTCATTGGCCAGCTTGTCCAGGTTAATGACTTCGTCAAACCAAGAACCGTCCGACATGGTCCCGTTTTGGAACCAGTTGTAATAGGTGCCCCGGTTGATATAAACGTTGCCGTTTTTGCCGGTGATGTAACCGAACTGGGTGGCGGTAACGTCTTCGGTCAGGAGTCCAACATTACGCTTGAAATCGAGCGTATAGGCCGAATTGACCGTTCCATTGTTGGCTCCCATGGCGTATCCGAGAATCGCCGCAATGGCATCGTCCTGATCCGGATCCGTCGAATACTGACCGATGGTCCGGCGATAAAGTTCCGCTTTCAGCACGCTCATGATATCCGTGGTGGCGCTGCTGATGACCGATGCCTGGTCAGTATTATACCCGAACACGGTTGTGGGCATTGCCGCTTCCACATATGCCGCAATGGCTTCGATGGATGCGTAATCGTTTTTGATGCCGCAGACCATGCCTGCGTACCATTCGATGTCAGCTGCCCGGCATGCCTGGAATGCCACAAGAGGGGATTCCCCGATGGCTGTAATGTCAATTTTGCAACCAGTGCCCCCAGTTGGAGCGACGGATGTTACCAAGTCGGTTCCAAGCGCATATCCGGTCCCCGGCGTCAATATTTCGACACCTGTTACGGCGCCTGAATTTACTTCGGTAACCTTGAGTGTTCCTGCGCTTCCTCCGGCCTGAACGACAGTCAGCACGTCATCGACGTGATAGCCGGTCCCCGCTGCATTGATTGTTACGGTCCGGATCTGACTTGCCGTCAGGTCTTGCCGGCCGATCATGACTCGATTCGGAGCAGGGCTTTGAGAAAACGCAAGTTGTGCGGCCACAAATTCCGGATGCGAACTTGTCCAACCATCGGAAAGCATCTCGTCCGTCGAATAATATTGCCGGACACGTTCTACTGCCGGAATAATAATCGACGATCCGATAATGCACATCAGGTTAAATGCCCGCCGAAATGCCGCACGGGGCGCAATATTAACAATCACGTCCACGTTGTGTTTCAGATTAAGCGTTGACACGTATCGTCACACCTCCTGTGATATAGTTTTTTGAGAATCAGTTGTTTGAACAGCAACTGTTCTAATCGTCGGCATGATCGATTCAAACACTGTCAGTGCGTTAAATCTGGCCGACAGGTCACATCGTTCCCACCATTGCCCCTGAAACGATTCAGGGACTCGTTGCGGCGCTGGGATATCCGGAATCAAAAACACATTTTTCAGCCGCAACATTTCTTTGATCGACTGATAATAGAGTTGGTTCCAGATCTTCCATGCATTCACATAACTGTTGGGGCCGTAAATCGTCCAATATATCTGATTGACGTTCGTCATTTGCATCTGTTGAATCAGATTATTAGGGTCTTCAGCAGAAGGATCGCCGGTAAAAATCGGCTCGTACCGAACTTCCCGCTGTCTGTTGTAAGGATCATCAATCCAGCCGATACGCAAAAACGTCACGTCATCGTGAATTTTCCACGCGGGCTGTCCGTCTGTCGGCCAGGATTCCCTGATTTTTGATTGGTTGGCCGGAGCCGATGCGTCCAGCCCGTAAATGGCACAGGTAACTTTAAAAAAAAGGCTGTTCAAATCGCTTAATGACAGAAATGTATCAGCCATTTAATCACCCGCCATTCTGGCCGCCATGGCCTTCCAGTAACCATAATCCCTGTATGGGTAAAGCTGAAATATCCGGTATCGTTCGCCGTTCCATTCAATCTGGTCAGACGTTCCGGCATCCGGGCTATTGCGAGTGATAAACAGCTCTTCGTCCGTTACGACGTAAAAAACCATCATTCCTCTGATGCGGTCGCCTTCAGGCATTTGCATGATATCTTTCTGATTGGCGGCGATGACCGTGCCATAAAATGAAAGTTTTTGTTCAGGAGCCTGCACCCACTTGCCTTCTACCCAGCTTCCCGCTTGGCGATAAACGTCAAAAGGCTGGGCGAAATCTGGGTCAACAACAATTTCGGCCACATCAATCACGATTATCACCTCGCACGACGTAAGTTATGGATTTTCGCATTTCACCCGTATCGATTAATGGGCGATCAGATCCTTTGGCGGCAATTGTTTTCGGCGAATTTGGCGGCCAGTCATTTTTAGGATTGGTAAACCATTCCCGGACAATGTTTTGCCCAAGCATCCCCACACGTCGAAGCTGTTGTTTTGCTTGTTCCCCCTTGCCCTCCATAACCAGCTTTGCCGCTTGCGCCAATTGCTGTGATATCCTTTGTTTATTTGTTTCGTCAGCAATCGCCGGTTCGATGATCGGTCTTGGCGGTGACTGCCAAAGCGGTGACCCATGTTCCTGAATATACATTTGATGTGCCGCGCTGTAGGGAGTTCCTTTATCAAGTTCCGGCTGCATTTCTTCCCGCATTGCCTTTTGCCTGATTCCGTGTGTGTGAATAAAAACCAACTCGGCATTATTAATCGGGTCTCCTGGTCGGCTTGACCCTGTTTGAGGAACGCCAACCAAAACATCCATGCGCGCAATCGCTTGCATATCCGCCTTTATTTTGTCGATGCCGGGTCCTTTTTTTGTCACCTTGACACTTTTACCAGACATACATTCCGCCGCGGCCAACAATGCGTGCAATGGTCGCCAGCTGCTGGCCATATACGGTCGACTTCCATGCAGCCCATCCCGGTATGTCGTTATTGATGGCCGACGTATCGTAGGACACGGAAACGTCGCCGACCGACTTGGATGATTTCGGGAACATGCCCTGCGCTGTCGCAACAACCTGCGATGCGGTCAAGTTCGGCCCGGCCTGCGTCTGCAAATACAGGGCGCAAAAATGAGCCACATACAAACACATGGCATATTTCCATTGACTGTGCCAGCGGGCCTCTTGAATAGACGCCGTGGCCATGCTAATGAACAGGTCCAGCAGATCATCCGGAACCAATGAAACCGCTGCCGTAATATTGACTTTGCAGCCGGTTCCTCCTGACGGTGAAACTGTTGTTCCCAGTCCATTGAATGTCGAATATTTGTCTCCGGTATCACGCAGCGCAATCCCTGTGACGATTCCGGAAACAAGTCCGACTGTCGCAACAGAAGTAACTTGTGCGGTTCCGCCGCTGGCTCCGGACTGAACTATGGTCAGAACATCGTCCACATGATATCCGGATCCGCCGGCATTGATTTCGACGGACCGAATATTGGTGGCGGAAAACTGCGGGAATACCGCAAGCAAATCCGCCACCGTAAACGCCGAGTTCACTCCCTGGACAACATTACTGGCCACCGCTTTTATATTTTGAGCTACTGCGTTCATGTTGACCATTGGGATCACCTACTTTGTTTTTTCTTTGGGTTCTTCAGGTTTTGCAGTATCAGCAGGCTTTGCTACCGACTCCGCTTTCTTTTGAACCTTTTCAGACTCGTTGGAGTCCTTAAACTGTTTCAGACTACCTTCCGCGACAGCGGCTTTAAACAGGTCCGTTTTTTCAACCCAGTCCGGCAATTCGCAAAAGCCGACTTTTGTGGTGACTTCGACAGGGAAACCGTCTTTCCCAATGCTGTCGCTTTGAAACGCCAGTTTTTTGCTGGCCAATACTTTAATCATGTTGTCCTCCTAGATGCCGTCAGCATAACGAGCACAGGTCAGATACAAGAACTTAACCTGGCCGAATTGGGCTGCAAACAGAGTTTCGTACGAGGCGGAAGACACGTTCGGAGCAGTCATGACACGGGACAGCGGGACAGTCAAGTCCATATGCACGCGGTTTTCGGCGCGAACATATCCAACCATCCTGTCAGTGCTGCCGACGCCTGCGCCGATACACCAACGGCTGGGATAGATATTCAGCTGCTGGCCCTGCATGGTGGCCACGTTGTATTTCAGGATATATTCCAATGCGGAATTGCATCCCGCGATGGTCATCGGTACATTGAGATAGGCGAATTTGGCGGGCGGAATCAGAATATGATTGGCAATGCCGGTCACATCATATTCACTGGCTGCCCAGGTCGCATTGATGAGAGTGTTGAAATCGTTCAAGATTTCGACTGGAGTTTTGTTGGCCCACAAGCGGGATGTCCCCGCTGCATTGTTAGCCACATATCCGGCAGTGACGTCCGGATTGTTAACCAGGCCGTAAGTTCCGGCTTTGGTCAATCCGGTATAGGTGTTACGATCGAGCAGCTTGTTATAGTTCAGACGGAGGCCGTCATCCAGAATTTGAGCCAATCCGCGACCTACCTGCTGCATTTTCAGTTCGTCGAACAGAGGAACGCGCAGCACTTCAGCAAAGGTGTGCACTTTGAACACGTCCTTGCTGATGTTGGCCTGAGATACCGGGATATTATCAGCCTGGCTACCGATAATTGCGTCTTCGTCAGACCCTGTCGTCGCATAATCGACGAACATATTGGATGTCATGGACACCCAGCCGCCGCCCGACTTCATGTCGATATCACGCGGGGCGGTAATTGACGTTAGAGGTTCCAGCAGCCGGGGATCTTGTTTTTCAAGTTCGCCGACCAAAAAGGCCAGTCCGGACGCAGCGCCTGCAGCATCCATGCCAGGGCCATAAACGGCTCCGGGAGCAACCGGCAGCACAACGCCGCGTTGGCCGGAGGTCATGAGGGCATCCATTGTTTGTTTAGTCATTTTATCCATTCTTCATGTCCTCCTTATGCCTGCACCGGATAGTTGATCGTCATCTCGGCGATGCCCGAAGCATCCTGACGGCCGGTTGTCCATTTGCAATTCGGCAGTTCAACGGCGGTGGCGCCTTGGCCAGCCGGAGAATCGGTTGCAACAAATTCACCGACAGCTGCATGAGTTCCAGCCACTGTCATAATGTATACCTTGCCGCCTGCAGTCGGGGTTCCCTCTTTGCAGTACACGGTGGCACTGCCTTGTTGCAGCACGTCGCAGGGTTGCGCCGGATCATATTGACCGTCGTTTGTGTTGGCCCCAAAACTCAGCACCATTCCCTGCTTGACTTCGGCCACAGCAATGCCGCCAAAATTAGCAGCGGTCGCAGCAGAAACACCAGTTCCGGATTGACCGAATTTGGAATACGTGTTGTCGGTGTTCACAACGACTGCATAACCGAAATGAATGGCATTCAGGGTTTCATCGCCGTTTCCGTCGAGAATCGACTTAACAAAACGGCTGTTGACTTTGTTCATCGGGTTGCGGCTGATTTTGCCCGCATACCCTAAATTCAAGGATTGACCAATGACAGTTCCCGGCATTATTGTTTACCTCCTCGCATTTTCGCTCCAGCCGCATTCCAGTTTCCTACGGATAATTCGGCCTTGGGCGGTTCTTGTTTGGTATCCATGGCGGCCTTCCGATTTTCGGTCACGGTTTTCAGGATTTCGGCATAACCGTCTTTCGCGCCAACCGTGCGGGCGTCGCGCACCGACTTAACGAATTGTTCGGCAGCCGCCTTGCGCGCCTTCTCATCAGGAATTGCCATGATGATCGGCTTCATGTCCTGGACGAACTTTTTCAGCGCGGCATCTTTGGCAGGCATGGCGCAGGCGTCCTGGGCCTCTTCTTTTTTCTTGGCTTCTTTATCTTCTTCCGGATCCGGATCGGCATCTTTGGTTTCAAGTTCAGCCGCGGCTGCATCGAGAATCGCATCGGCGCCGACTTCTTCGTGGACTTTTTTGTCAGACTGCTCAAGCGCACTTACGCGATCGGCAAGCGCCTGAATGGCGGCCAGAATTTTAGTGGTACCGTCATCTTCTTTTTTCTGCTCGCCTGGTGTTTCCGTTTCACTGCCCAGGGCGTCCATCGCATTGGCGATATCCTCCGGCTCAGCATCTTTGGCAAAATGCTTGAAGCCAATAGCGGCCAGCATCTTTTGGGAAATTTTCATTCGCTTGTGTCCTCCTTTTGGTTTTTGATCTTGAATCGCGACACGATCACCCGCTCGCCCGGACATCACAACCGCCACATGATTCCCGATAATATCTTTCTGTTCGTATTGCCCTTCGCCGGTTGGCACCCACAGGCAGTCATACCCACAGGAAACTTCGCGCTTCAGGTTTTCCTTGATTTCAGAAATTAATCCGGCATCCTTGATAAATAAATCAGCACATAAAAAATCGCCTTCGCGGCGAACGTTCTGCATGTGGCCTCGCTCTTGAGTTATTACTGTACTGACATCAAGGTTGTTGGCTGGGTGATTGTTGGTGATGGGTTTCCCTTCAAAGCTGCCGATGGTCTTTTCACTGAACAGTTCTTCCGGCCCTCTGAATACCTTGATGATTTTGCCCCGAGACTCTTCAAGACCGAGCTCTTCTCCCAGGTACTCCATCCAACCGATTCTGCCGATCGGGACATTTTGGCAGATCAGGTACTGTTCCGGTGTTTCGATCATGTTTTCCGACAGCTGGGAACCGTAGTAACTACGGGCCATGAGTTATCACCTGCCTCAGGTACATTACGCAGTTTTTGCAGCCTTTAGTGCAGCAATGACTGTTGCATCACCGGTTCCGCTCCAAGCGGCATCCCCAACAGTCCCGATAACACCTTTCACAATTGCGACATCGGCTTTCAACGTGGCGATATCCGATTTGATCGCCAGTTGCTGGGTCAAAATCCCTTTGAGCAGCGCAATGGTCGTTGCATCAGATGCCGGGTTTACGACTGCAGCATCGGCTTTTAGGCCAACACCGGCATCCCTGACGTCCAACGGATTTGTTGACGTAATCGCACCTTCCACATCTCCGACCTGAGAAAACGTATTGATATCAGGCATTTATTTACCCCCCTTTTTCTTTGTTTCAGTTACCTGGACCGTCACCGGTCGTTCCGGTTCGGTCGATTCACTGGCAGCCGCCTGCTGCCCAGTTGCCCGCATCGGCTTCTTGGCCGGGGGCTCGCGCCGTTCAAACGGCTTCCACATCAAATCACCTCCTTTCATTCTTGCGTATGCCGCAAAAAACACAATATCTAACCGGCACATACCAATTACACGACTGAACAAACACATGTCCTATCAACCAACACACTTATGCCACCATCCTCATGAATTGTGTTTTGGTCATTCGCCGGATCGTTCCGTCCATATACACCCGATGTGGCCAGTTGACATATTCCCAATCAATAACCGGTTCCGGATAGCACCGGCAATTATAAATATTGCCTGCGTGATATTTGCCGACGCTACGTTCTCCGATCAGCTTTTCCGGACTGGGGGGGGTACTCCATCTAACCAGGACATCGTCCATATGCGAATGACTGGACCTGACACGACTATCTTCGGAAGTGCGCCACTGATACCACTGAATCCCTAAATCCTCACTTTGTGCCATTGTCAGCATGGTACTGGCCTTGCTTGTTTCGGTCCGGGCAATTGTATTGATTCGGTTCTGACTGGCCAATGGAAACGACTCCAGAAGCAAATCTGTAATTGCGCTGGCACGCAGCCCTTCAAAAGCCTTTTCACGAATTTCATTCACAACATATTGAGCGACATCTAAAGGCGTCCGGCTGATCAACGCTGCGTTTTCAGTCATCTGTCGTTCCATGGCCAAGCGCATTTGCGGTGTCAATCCCTGTCGAAGAGTCAGATATATGCTGCGCCCTCGTGTTCCCTTGGCAGCTGCCTGTCTCCATGTTCGCCCCTGGTCAGTCTGCACCGCTGTCACCATCGAGCCGGCCACTTTCATGCACTCACGTAAAAAATCCCTGCTGAATACAAATTCACGCAGGAATGCGATTGGGTCATTTGACTGGCTTGCTTGTTCCCAGGCCCAGTTCATCAGGTATTGCAGGTTTTGTTTGTACCGGGTTTCGATTCGAGGAGTCAGATCCCAAGAGTCCATCGAGCGGGTCACCTCCTACCCCGAACTCTCCGGGGACTTTCATCGTTGCATCAGCTGCCTCGATGTCCTCATCCGTAATCGATGTGAACATGTTCGTGTTGTAGCTCATTTCATGCAGTTCAGATATCGCGCATTTTTGCGAAATGATGCCACGATCATAGGCTTTCCCGACAGCTTCAGCTTTTTTGTCAATCAGGTCTGCGACTTCCTTGTCCGACATTGTCCGGATCGGGTTCGCCTTTGTGTCCAGATCTGCAGGAACATACCCGAATTCACTCATGAACATGACCGGCAGCAGTTTGTTCAGCTTCGGCTTGAGGACCGCTTCCTGCTGCTGGCTGATCATGTCGTAATAGTTTTGCAGGTCCGATTCACCGGTGGAATTCATTCCCGCCGGACTACGTCCGAACAATCTTGTGACAGGTATGTCTGACGCGCCGGCCACATCCATCATGAATGATTCATAAATGTCGTTCAGGCCCGCAAACGTGTATTGAATCGCCTGCAAATCATCTTCCGGACCAATCATCATCATGCCCTGATTCGACCGCATTTGATTCTGTGCCGATTTCACGTTATAAAAATCACGCTGCATTTGCGGGTCGGCCAGTGAATTAATCTGATCGAGTCCCTGCACTTTATTGATCAGCAAGTTTGCCTGGAACACAAGCGACGCAATGTTCCAGCTGGTATTGTTTCGTTTGTCCAGCTCGTCCTTCACGTGTTCAATCTCGGACGCGCCCCAGTACATTTCTGCCTGCTCTTCCAAAAACGGCAGCTTCCGTCCCGTGAATCGGATAATGCGGCTGTGATGCACCGTTAAGACCAGGCTGCCTTTATTGTCTGGATTGCGGGCGGCAGTACCTTTGGTTGTATCACGAACCTCATAATATTTCGGCATGCCAAATTCAGGATCGCGCGGATCTGATATTAATTCAGATGATGGGAAAATACCTGTCCAGCGGTCCAGCACCATCAGTCCGCAAAACGAATTCGGCATGACCTGGTCAAGATCAAGCGGCTGATCCAAGATGCCTTCATGCCCGTCAATCATAATCAGCGCCCCGGCCCCGCCATAAAGACGCCCCCAGTATAACCCTTCAAGAATCTTTTCCCTAACCTTGGTCCGCCGCTCCAGTTTCTTGTATCGGTCAGTCTGTTCCGGCGTCAGTTCAGTGGTCAGGTCAACCCAGTTTTTCACCATGTCTTCCGGAATGATGTTCACGATTTTTTTAATGATCCAACTGTTTCGATACAGTACATTCAGAAGATTATAGTCCCTGGTCAACCTGTTCATGACATAATTGGCCATACTGGCCAAGTTCGGCTGGTCTGCTCCTAATCGTCCCAGGACATTCTGAAAGCTGTCGGCAGCAGAGACTTTGACCGGAGGCGCAACGGCATGTTCGCGCGATTCGATATGTTTTGGCTTATATCTTGATCTGCTCATTTATTAGTTCTCCTTGTCGGGGCTGGCGGCGCAGGTCGCTTCGGTGGAACTTTTGCGCTGCCGCAATGCGTGCAAGTATTAATATCTCGATGACGAGGGTCACTAATCGGCATTATATTCCCGCAATCGCTGCATATCCATTTTGCTACTCGAACGCCCATATTTATATCCCTCCTGAATGTATTACAATATCTGACCACTTCTGATATAATAAAGTATATATAATAATTCGGAGGTTAAATACATGGCAGATTTGTTGATAGTAGATGGTTTTAATTTTCGGTTGGATAAAAAAACAAAATTTTATTTGAGTAGCTCGCCAATAAACGGGAAAAGAATTCGTTTACACCGATATGTTTGGATGAAACACAACGGACCTATTCCTAATGGATTTGAAGTCCATCATAAAGATAAGAACAGACTAAATAACGCAATTGACAATTTGGATCTTATTCCCGGGAAGGTCCATCAAAAAGTACACGGTGAATTATTGTCCGATCTTGAAAGAACACGCATTCGTGACAATATGATTAATTTGGTCATCCCTAAAGCAAAAGCTTGGCATAAATCGGAAGAAGGCCGATCCTGGCATCGTGAACATGCAAAAAAGGTTGCAACTAAAATGCAACCACGCGAATATATTTGCCTGCAATGCAAAACAGAATTTCAGAAGAAACCCTTTGGAACTAACAAATTCTGTTCTAATAAATGCAGAGCCGCATGGCGAAGAGATCAGCACATTGATGATATAGAAAAGGTTTGTGTAATTTGTGGGGGCAATTATTTTGCCAATAAGTATCAAAACACGAAAACCTGTTCTCTTGTCTGCAAAGACCTTCTGTCTCATCTGCCCCGAAAAACGCGAAGCTAGAACTTCTTATCCATCGGAATGTATCTAACTATTGTTTTTACGGCATATCTGAGCGCGTCCACTGCATGGTCGAATACTTTGACCGGCTTTTCTTCGCCGCGCTCACTGGCCTTTTCGTCCCATATGTATGATGCGATCTCTGCGATCAGTGTCGGGCATTTGTCTTTATTGATCTTGAGTATGGACAGCGAAAACAGCGATGCGGTTAAGTGGATTCCATCCAACACATCATTGTCGGCATCGCGGAACCGTACGCCTTTATTACGTGCAGCCGCCTTGAAACTAGCCGCTGATGGGTCGATGATCACCGACCCGTAACGTCGATTATCGATAAACTTGATTAAATCGTCAGTGTACTCGTTATCATCTTTTTGGCGATTGTGCGCCTTCGAATCGTAATACCATTCATTTTCAACGTAGTATTTCTTGTCCTGTTCAATGACTTCCAAGATCACGAAAGGATTCACGGTGCCATAATCAATAACAAAATATCGGCGGTACCATAGCGCATAGTTTGGGCCGGATCCGTCCGAATATGTATTGGCTGCGCCGAACATGTCATAAATGGCACCCTTGGCAATGACCCACAAACCAAGAATGAACCGCTGAAAGAAAACGCCCGAGTACATCGATTTGTACCGGGCTTTCGTGTCATCATCCAGGGACGGGTTATCATCCATACTGAAATGAATATGAAGCAGTTTCTTTTCGGCAACCTTGTCAATCCAGTCTTTCTTGAACCAGTGTTCCGGTCCTTCCGGGTTACAGTTAAACCAAAACTTTGCTCCTTTGACGGAGCAGCGGCCAGTCCCCTGCAGCACGAAGGATTCCGGCTGCAGTGCAACTTCGTCGAAATATATCCCCGCCAGGGTAATGCCCTGAATCAGGTCCTGGCTTGATTCGTCCTTGCCTCCGAAGATATAAAAATAGTTGGTCTTGCCGCGAAAAGATATGGTAATGAAGTTCGTCGACCGAACCTCTATAATGTGATAGCCACGCTTTTGCAGCGCCGGTTTCAGCCACTGCCAGACATTCCGTTTAAAGGCGCCAATGCTTTTACCGCACATTGCAAAGTTCTGACCGCTGAAGGTGTCCATTGCCCAAAAAACATAGGACATTGCCATCGGAACAGTTTTGCCCGCGCGGATCGCGCCATCGGCTATAATACCGTTCCAATTTTGATACGGGGAAACTGCCGTCCACCAGGTCAGGATTTTCAGCTGCTTGACAGAGAACGCCACAAACTTGATGACAGCCGCCATCTTACTATTCACTTGACTCACCTGGCTCGTTCCAGATGTTGGCTGCCGACACCTTCAGCGCATCAATAAACCCATCGTCTTCCTCCGCTGGAGCCCCGCCGTTTAATTTGCTTTCCAGTAAAGCAATTTTCTGGCGCTCGATTGCCAGGCGCTCTTTCCCAAGTTCCTGCTTTAAGGCAAACTCAGGATTCAATCGTTTCAAATCAAAATATAGTTTGATTGCCGAAACGTCACCGATAGCGCATTTACGCATGAGAGCCTTCCAAACGACCGGCAATTCAGCATCGGTATATTTATCAATCAAATTATTGAGATAGCTAATAAAACGAGGATCTTTCATCCATCGGTAAAAAACCTGTTCCGTTAGTCCAGCCGCCTTGATTTTATCTGCTTTCGATCTTCTATCATCCGGATTCACAAGCAAATTTGCAATTTCAATCAATTCAGGGCGCGGAACCCACGCTCTAACGGTTTTTGTTTTCTTTTTTGTAGTTTTTCTTTTCTTGCGCTCCTGTTTCATCATCACCACCTGCCAATATGTCTGGAACGTCTACCTGGTAGCCATTCCAATTCAAACCATAGTTTTGAAGAATGCCAGCAAAGTCTTCAATATCATGCGGCTCGACCCGAAGCCCTTTCGGCCCCATCCCAATATGCTTTAATTCATGCAGCATCAGAATCTTTTTTTGGTTATCTGTCAGAAGATATGTGTTTGGGTCATAAAACGTAATAATAAAATCGAAAGGCAAAAATGCCGTGTAAGTGTTTGTCACTTTCCGGCAGTCGGCAAACACAGATTTGCCGTCCTTGTTTTTTGAATAATAGCTGATAACATAGCCAATTTTTACGCCATAATCACGGATAATATGAAGTTCAGGCATATTAGCAACGACTGATTCTCCTAATTGCTGCAATTCGTGCGAAACCTCATATTCGATGATATCAAGTTCTTTTGCATATCCGCGAATCAACTCAGCTTTGTTTGATGTCACCGCTTCATCGCATAATTCATAAATTGCTTTATATGCTCGACATCGCATCCCCAATTCTTCGCAATAATTCTTTGCAGCGCATTCATTGCAAAAACTCATGTTATCATCTTCCCGTCCACGTCCGCCGCCCTCGCCGATCCGGTCTGACGCATCGACCAGGCACATCCTCCTGCCGCATGATCATCGGTGTTGATGTCGCGCATGGAACATGTGCCGCTGGTAGCGCCGGCAATCTTCGAACTGTTTGGCATCTTCCACCAGAAAAGTATACTGACTTAGCAGTGCAGCGTTCATTCTCGTTATACCAACAGCGTTTATCGCAGTGCAGGTCAACCATCAAACACCTCCGATTGGGCATAAAGAAAGGACCGCCAATTGGCGGCCCCTGTTTATAGAGTAAGTGATCCAATTGTTACGATATCAGACGGACAGACAATTGTCAATATGTTGTGTATAAAACCGTCATTTTAGAAGGTCAGCCACAATATCCATTATCAAGATATGTTTTGGTTCCTTTCTTCTTTGGTCTTTTCCCAGATTTGCTTCCTCCTGGCGGAACCTTATACAGTTCAGGCAGTGATCTGGAAACATAATTTGTCGGCACATCCGAATAATCAATCGAATCGTCGCTTAAATCCGGTGCATCATATTTAAACCATACTTCTGTTTTGCAAATAGGGCATTTACAATGGTCTTCGTCAATCAATTCCATCATGATTTTACAATCAAGGCACGGCCAGGGTTTTAATTCAGATGTTGGCATCTTTCAACCTCCCCAACATAAGTATGATTGCATGTTCGTATCTGAGTAGTGGTCCCCTGGCTCGATCATATTCTTGCGCTGACATCCATCCGTTAGGACCGATCACCGGTCTGATCGCGTATCCGTATTTATCATGCGGAATCAATACTGACCCACGATTTCTAATGTCAAGCAGTCGTAACGCCAATGATTTGTCGTACTCGCGATCTGCCATCACAATTAGATTCAACCACAAATCAGAATCTACCGGCGATAACTGTCCATATTTATCGTGCCAGTCACTTTCCGCAAGTTCGGAAATAATTGTTTCATTGTTGCGAGCATGTGAACGTTTCAAAAAGTCCTCAACCAACGCAGCATCATGGGGATCGATGACAGATTTTATATAGTCGGTCAGCATAATGATCACCACCATTTTTTTTATAAGACGGGTACGTCGGGTCATTGCGGGTCAGTCTGCGGGTCGGTCTACACGGTTATATTTATTGACATTTCACGATTTTTAATCACTGACCCGCGCACTTTTTTTATTTTACATGCGTATATATTTATATACCCTTATAATTTTCATTATTTTAGTAAACAGGGTATATTTTCTACACGTAGTTAATTTTGTAAAAACATGCGGGTCATATATATATAAATTAATCAAATCACATATTATATATAGTATTTTCCTGACCCGAACAAGTGACCCGCAGCCGACCCGCAGTGACCCGTCCATTATGTTTTTATAGTTATCACCCAGGGCTGGCACCCTCTAAACCTGCGGTTTTTAGTTCCATATGCCTTACGGCCATCAGGCCGTGTCGTAAATGGTATTTTACCTTCATCCGCCCACTGCCGGTAAAGTTTTTCCGCAGAGTATCCTTCTTCGCGCAGCGCCCTTGACAACTCGGCCTTGATGATATGCACCGTGTCGTACCCGTCAGAATATCCCAGTGTTACGCTAGGCGGGTTTCGATTTGATCCATTGATGCTTTCAAACTTATTTTCATTGGCCGCAATCCAATCCTGCAACCAGTCCCATGCCCGGACCGATTCGGATGCGTCATTTTTTGATATCAGTTCCGCCAAGACTGCAGTTCCCATTTGGATTGACTGCTGGCCTGCGTCCGGCTCGGATAATCCAAAAATCCATTGACTGACCAAATAATCGGCCAGCACAACGCAGGATACGGCATCGACGTGTGCTTCCAGACTTCCGGGATGTGCCTGTCGCATTGAATACCTTAACTTGCTGTATAAATCCGTCAACGCATCATGTTGAGAATTCAGCAGATTTTGCACAAACACAGGTCCAGCGTGGCCATGGTGGCGCGATAATGTCCGATATAAATCTGATGCAATAACTTCATCGCCTTTGAGTGGTCCGCCGTGCAGTTCGATAACGCGGGTAATGACGCCGCCCTTGCTGCTGGCTCTGGTAATCGGAGATTCCCCGTTCGTGATTGCAATAGTTCTCCATACCGCTGC